TCTGCTTCTGGAAGGCTCCTAGCGACCCCTAGGAAGGTCGTAAACGCCCAGATGGTACTAATGATGCCTGCGATTATTTTGGGGGCTGTAAAGATCATTTTTTCTCCAGTTGGTATGGGACACCCCAGCTGCCTGAGATGTCCTTAAAGGCGAGCTGCGAGTGCAGCGTCCTGCCGTCGAGTGGATCACGAAATATCTGCACCATGACTTGCTGACCGCTATCTAAATGTGAGGTGTACACCTCGTAGATGTAGGTCTTTGCGTCCATGGTTTTCGCTTGCCTTCCGTCGGTACATCGACCCTAGGCAATGGGTGTGACTAAAGCAAGGATTTAGCCTGTTTCCATTGCTGCACAAGGGCTGGAACGCGGTCGCCGACATAGTAAAAGATGTGCCATGGCTCGGATTGCACTTCCCATGTGAAGCCGTAGGACTGGATGTTTTTGAGCATGAATTGCATGCGGCCTGTTTCTGATGCGTCACTGATGTCAATTGCCAGCCCGAGATTATGACGGCTTGTGCCGGGTGCAGCCATTGGCGCACAGTTCGGCTTGAGATAGTAAGTGTTGCCTTTCCATGTGCGCGTCGATGCTCCTGCGATTGGCTGTGTCTGGTAGCGAGCAAGGAAGCCTGTGGTCTGTGTAGAGATGCTGCGATAACAGTCGGCTGCCGATGTTGGCTTAAAAGTCTTGACACCAGCAGCAAAGGCTGCATCTCTTAACGCCATGTATGCGTCAGCTGCTAGTGGGTGCAGTTTGCCGTATGGCTTGACATCGACGAGCAGGCCTGCTGGTAGTTCACCCGGGGTTACATGGGCAAGCGTTGACGGCATTACCAACTTGTGATAGTGGCGCTCGAGTTTGTCTGGGACGACAGTGAGCGTCGGTACTTTAGGCTTCGGGGTTTTTGCCGATGCCATAAGCCTTGTTTTTCGGGTTGACATAGCCGATGAATAGTGGTGCTACAGCTGCGATGGCTGCACCGAGTAGGTCGTTTGGATCGGTGTTGCCTGACATGTAGAGCGCTACTGCTGCTGCAATGGCACTGTTAATGTAGGTCGAGATCATTGCTTTATCACTGGCTTTCATTTGTTGCCCCTGTCTGTTTGGCTTTTTTGATTCCGTTGGATGCTAATAGGCCGCCGAGTGATCCTGTAAGGAACACGACAACGGTCGAGAGTAGGTCTATGAAGGCTGCGTCGTTGGGGGCTTGCTCGAGCGGCTGGTTAACAAACAGTAGGCCGTAAACGAATCCCAGCACGATTGCGGCGAAGCTGATTGACATAGTGATGCCGACAATAAGGATTAGTCGTGCGTGTTTATCCTCTGGCGACATCGCAAGCCGTCCGCGTAAAGCACCTATTGGGTTCAATGTTGACTCTTGTGCTGTTGCATCCATTTAAGACCGCCGCTATAACTGCAACCATAAAAACAAGTGCAGCATATTTATGCCACGGGCGGCACATACTCGACTTGTTTTTGTATAAACGCTTCGTATTCTGCTGGGGTCATTGGGCGCACAATGTCATCAACTTGGATGTGTACTTCGTCGTGTGGGTACATTGCAATTGCTTCTTCGTATGTCATGTCAAGTCCTAACTGTTTGCGTATCCGTAGACGCGAATAGTGCCGCCTGTAAGTGTTCCGCTTGCAGGTGTCAAAGTAAACGCCGTGTAAGAAGTTGAGTTGTTTAGAAAGCCGCCAAAATTGCCTGCGTTGCCGCTTGTGCTGGCCAATGCATACGGAACATGAATCAAAGTAGCCACAGATAAAAACGGGTTCTGCAAAGTAGCATTTACACTTGTTGCAGTTGTCGTCGTAATTCCTGCACGCAAAAAGGCTGCTCCGTTGGTTACTGCTACGCCTGTCGCACTACCACTTGTGTAATCATTGACAGACCCACCCATGTAATAACCCGTGGTTGTAGCACCTAATTTAAGCCCGACTAACGCTTCTGTACTGCCAACACCACCAGAAACAGTAATTAGGTAAGTGTCATAAGTTGTGCTAAACGCGCCAGTCACCTCGACGCTAGAAACTGCGCTACCGATAACTTGCGATTTAACAAGAGTTAAGCCACTTGCGTTAACTGCAACCCACGCCGCGCCGTCGTAAACTTGTGTAGCGTTAGTGCTTTCCAAGTAGGCATATTGGCCCTCTGCCAAAACCTTTTCGCCTGTGCCGCCGAAACTGTTATCGCGCGCCGTGGAATCTGCGAACACCGGAATACCCGAGTTTGTGATGTTGAGGTCTGCCGCTGTCAGGACTTCGCCTGCCGTATAAACGGGGACTGTAGTAACTGCGTTTGCTCCCATAATGCTCCTTATCCTAAGACATTTTCGGTGTCGATTGTGCCATATACCAGATCATCCAAGATCAGCTCAAACACCAGCGTGGTAGGGCTAGTGAACAGGGTTATGCGGTGGCCTGTTGAAAGGTCGATCTCATGCTGAATGCCCTCAATCGCTAGTTCTTGCGCTAGTGATGTGATCGTGACTCCACTGGTAAATGACTTCTCAATGGTAATCGTGTTGCCAATCTCGAGGACTGCCACAGTGTCACGCTGGGCATCGGTGAGGGATGCAAACAGGGTTGACACATTGGTGTAACGCGCCTCTGGCTGGCCTACAAGTAGGTAGTTGGCAAGGTCAAGGGCTGCTGTGTCGTTGTGGACTAGCGCGTCCGAGATGGCGGTGGTCTGAATGAAGTAGGTGGCCTGCGATGTCAAGTCCTCGGCGATCTCTGGGCTTGTTGCCCCAGCGTGAGTTACCGATGCGCGGTTAATGACCTGATTGGCCTCAAACGAAATGCCCACATTGTCGTAAGGGATCGCTGTTCCGTCATCGTGGAAGTCTGCTAAGGACGCTGACAGCGTGTTACCGATGCGGTCTTGGAATGTGAACACTCCGTCGCGCGAGATAAAGATGCGACCTTGCACAGACTCGTTGATTTTGGCTGTGTAGGCAGCGACCGATGTGCCGTTGGGGACGGTGTATGCAGCTGCACCGCCAAGCGTGATCGTCGATGTCTCAATGTTCTGCTCACCCGGCAGCTGGAACGCATTGACCTCGGGAAGAGCAAGTAGAGCGACTAGTCGAGCGCTGGCAAGTTGCTCAGTCACATTAAACTCGTTTAAGTAGGTCTGGCTCAACAGATAAAAGTCATCAGCGCAGGACACGCTTACGGTGTCAAGACCGCCCAAATTAAAGTTGTACGAGTAGTCAACGATGTAGCCGTTAAACAGTTCCTCGCCCTCACGACTGAGCACCACTTTACGCATAGGCGCTAGACCCGGCACAGCCTGAGCAGTGTCGTAATACGGTGACTGCGTATCAAACGGGTTAAAGATGCCGCCTGTAAATGTGTCGTTTAGATCAAAGCTCATTGTGCCAGCAGTGAACTGGTCGCCAATGTCTCTGCGTCCACGGAACACGCTGATGCCTGTAGCGCCGTCGATCACGGAAGCAAACTCTGTCGTGCCGTCTAAGACATACTCGGTGTTATTGAGCACACCCTTCTCCGATGAGTCAAGCGTAAAAGCGTCAACAAGGAAGCCTGTAGCGATCTGTAGGTCGTAAGACCCTGACTGGACGATCGTGGTAGCCATCAGGCGACCTGTATTTGTGCTGGGCCGTCCACTCGGTTCATGGCTTTAATGCTGTTCACTACAGCACGACCGATGTCTGCTGATGTGGCTAGACCGCCGTTGACATTGACTGTGATCGGTGTGCCGCGTTCAACCATGAACTGATCAAAGAGGCTGGAGAAGTCGCCAGCGTTGCCTGTTATGCCGTAGTTGCCGCCCATGTTGCCTGCATAGTTCTTGCTGAGATCGAGGACGCTTGAGGACTTTCCGCCGCCACCGCCTGCAGCTGGGGCTGGTGCGACTAGCGCAGACTCAATCATTGCCATAGGGCTGGAGCCAATAGAGCCTGTGCCGCCTTCACGCGCAAAGCCTGAGCCAACTGATGCTGGCATGTCTAATCCCGGCAGAGGTGTGTAAGCAAGTTCTGGCAATAGTTCTACATAGTCAATGTTTACAAACGGCAGACGGTTCATTCCGTCAATTAGTTTGTTTAGTCCGATAATTGCAGAGTTAATAATTTGGTTGATGCCGTTGGCGACTACCTTTACTGCGTTGTATATGCCGACAGCGAATTGCTTAAACGGCAACATAAACTCTGCGATTGCTCGAGGGCCTTCGCGGTAAAGCTCGTACAGCGCGGCAAGGGTAATCATGACTACGCCTAAGCCTTTAGTCAAAATGCCAGCCGAGGCCGAGACCGTGGTAAATGAGCCTGCCAGCACAGCGTTGCCAGCGGTAACAACTAACTGGAATGCGTTGTATGCCTTCATGGCGACATTGGCTGCCACGATGGCTGCCGTCATTGCTGCAATAGCGCCGACAACAATAAGCAGCGCCTTGGTGTTGTCTTGCAAGAATGTCGTAAAGTCCAGCACATAGGGCAGCAGTTTTTCCATAACGGGAATAAATGCTGCGCCGATGCTCTCCTTCAGTTCGTCCATTTGGATTCCGAAGTTCTTTAGACCGCCCTCAGCACTATTGGCAAAGGTCTCAGCAGCGCCACCGACTGAATTGTTAAGCGCCTGCATAATCTCATCGGCGCTCGAAGACGAGTCAATTACGCCCTTAAGCGATGGGTCAAGTTTAATAAGCGCAGTCGTCTGGCCTGCAAGAGCTTTAGATACTGCGACGCTGGCGGTCTCCATGTCAATGTTTTTGGCTGTAGCCAGATCGGCAGTGACCGACATTGCTTTCTGGGACAACTCAAGCGAGCCTGTAGCGCGCACAAGGTTTGCTAACGCTGGGCGCAGCTGATCGTCAGCCATCGCGGTCTGCTTACTAAACGCGCTAATAGATTGCTCTACAGCCTTAATTTGGGCATCTGTGGCCTGTGTTGTCGTGCGTAACTGGCGAGCCAACTCAAGCTGTGCAGCTTCATCTTCCATCGCTGCTTTTGTGGCTAGACCGATGCCAGCGGTCAGTGCACCGAGCGCAGCGGTAGCGGGCAGGAACGCTTTTTTAAGTGCAAAGCCTGTCTTTGCGCCTACGCCGTCAAGCTGCTGAAACTGTTTAATGGCTTTGTCAACGCCGCCGCCTTGAAACTCGCTAATGATGGGGATAGACAGTGCCATTAGTTCAGGTCTTTCTGTATTTGGTTAATGGTCTTAAGCACCATCTTTTCCATCTCGGCCTCAATACCGCGTCGAGCTTTATAGACCGCTGGGCCGATCAGTCGAGTCCTACCCGGCATCGCCATAGCAAAACCGCGCTCACTGCTCACAAAGTCAAGCGATTGACCTAGGCGATTAGTTGTCTTGCGTCCTGCGCCCTCAAAGATTGCAGCTGCTTGGTTCTTTTGCTCTATCAGGATCACGCCGACAGCGTTGCGTCGAGTGTCAAAGCGCATCTTTACGCCTGACTGTGCCGCCGAGACCGTAAATGGAAATACCTTGCGGCCTCGATCATTCCATTTGTATCGCATGTGAGATAGCGGTATCTGCGTGTATGCAGCCTTCGCAGCGTTAATGGCTGGCTGTGCGATTGCCGTCGCGTCAGCCTTAAAGTCCTTTTGCAGCTGTGGGTCAATCTTGCGTAACGCGTTAATCGTTTCCTTCAGACCGACTACTTCGACGCTGTGAGAGACAGGCATAGTTACTTCTTACGGTGCATCTGCTCAAGCACATAGGTGACAGTGTTCAGGTCTCGCATAGTGAACTCGATCTCCTTTGGCCAGAAGCCTGTTAACGCTAGGACTTCGCAGAGGCTTCGCCGCCAAGTCCCTCGATGAAAGGGGTCTCGTCTGCGATCTCGTTGATAGGTGTAATGGTCATGTCAGGGTTTTCGGCAACCCACTCGCGCCAGTTGGCTGGCACTTTGTCTCCAGCAAGTTTGCAAAGTGTGTAAGCCCAGCAGCACATGTCGCTGAAGCCGATGCCTTTGCCGTCTGCTGATCGACGGTTCTCTGTTCGTTCCCAGTCAACGATGGCGAGCATGTTGGTGGTCATTTCGCGCGCTGGCTTACCGTCGCCAAGGTCGATAGATAGTTTGACTTTCATTGTTTCTCCTTTGTCGGGCAAGGCTCCGCTTGTGCGGTCTTGCTACTTGTAATTCTCAGCGGCTGATGCCGCGAGATCATGCGACGGCTTTAGTTAAAACGCCACCGCTAAATGTCAGGTCAATTGTGGACAGTTCGCCGAGTGAAGCGTTGATCGGTGTGTGTGCCGACAAGAACGCGCCCGTCAAAGTGTACGAAGGGTTCGTTGCACCGACAGCCGATGAAGTTGGCTTTAAGACAAGCGTCGTGGTTGTGCCCACAAGGCTGTAAATGCTGGCTTCAGTCTCCGAAGCTGCATTCT